TGGAGAGGCCTTTTTTGTTCCTTTTTTCTCAAAGAAATTGGAAATCAAATGAAAGTCCTTTTTATCCACCTCTGATATTTTGTCAAAGTCAAACGTTTTTTGACCGGTTACAATTCGTTTGACTTTTTTCTGGGTTGTCTTATTACCGACCTTATGGGTCAGTTCTTTTTGTTTTATTGATATCATAAATCCTCCTTTTTAAAACTCAATTGGTGAGAGCCTAACCGTATAGGGCAGGATTATTTCGTGAAAAAAATCCTCCCTTTCTCCGAACCGGTGATATGAAAAATCAACCGGTTCGTCCATTTCGTCATACAGAACAGTGAGGGAATCCGTGTTGTTTTCCTGGAATGCTGATATTGAATCTTCGATATCTTCGATAGCTTTGAGGTATCCGATTTCACCGGGATTTTCCCCAATTATAGAGAGTAGATCATCGAAATTCCGTACAACGATCACAAATTCGAGTGATACGGTGATTTGTTGCAGTCGATTAGCTATAAGTTGTTTTTTTCGTGACTTTGGGGAAATAATCAAGGCGTAATCTTCAAATTCCGGCAGGGAACCCCTGGTATACTTCCGTATTGGGATTTTTTCAAGATATGACAGATTCACATCCGCTTCAAAATGTGTTTTGAATCCTGTAATTAATTCTTTGATATTCACGAAACCCTCCTGGAATACTTCCCTTCCATTGATATCACCTGGAGTTTTACTTTTGAGCCTGCGAAATCTTCCCCGGGTTCGTTTTCGAGGATTCGACCTGTTGTCAGGAAGCCGGAAAGGGTGATATTTTTTGCCAGGGCATTAAAGATTTTGTGGCTTGTGGCTTCACATTCTTTCCGGGCGGTTTCCGGGGAGTCTTTGCCAACGATCCGAATAACAGTAATGTAAGCAACCTGTTTAATGCATTGATAAACACATTGCCCGGCCTCGATGTGCTCTTCTTTATCCACGGCAATCATAACGCTGAAAATGTGGGAATCGCTATAGTCAAAGCCGGTATCGATATAGGTCACTTCCGGGAAATTCGAGTTTTCAGTTTCCAATACTGTCTGGATTGCTTCGTCAAATGTGCTCATGATACCTTCCTGTTCAGGGTGTCCATTTCAGCGGCAAAAATCTCTTGTGCACGTTTTGAAGCTTCTTGCAAACCTTTGGCAAGAAAGGGGTTCGGTTTTTGCCCCTTGGTGAATTTAGCATATACAAGTAGTTTCCGGATACGGTATTCTTTCCACATTTGCGGGGTTCGTGGACGGGGCAGGCCTGCGATTTTCACCCATACCAGCACTTTTGCTTTTTTGGGCCTGATTAATCGCTTTTTCGGCCCGTGCAGTCCCGTCCCTTCGTGGACAAATATCGCATAGTCAATCCCGGTTTCCGGGTCTCTGGCCGTTGCCAACAACCGACCTTCGATTACTTCCCCTTTCTGAATGACCTGGAACCAGATTTGCCCCATGCCGCCTTTTTTTCCTTTGAGGCGGCCGAGGCGTTCCGGGGCAATTTCGCGGGCTTTTTGCCGGGCAAGCTCCATTATTTTGCCGGTGCCTCTGTAGGCTGCGATGTAGACGTCTTGAGGGGCATCTTTGATGCCAAGTTCATCAGCTTTCCAGGCTACAATTTCATCTCTCATTCATCTAGATCCTTTTCAATATCTTCAATATTTGTTTTCACGTAATTTGAGAGCTTTTCAAATTGTTCCGTTTCAATTTTTTCAGTAAATCCTCTGAACTTGCAGCGAACCGGAGATGCGTTTACAATTTCTCCGGTTTCATTAACTTCAATTGCAATCGCATAGCCAAAAAGGTGAAGCTGTCTATTGACCCACCACAAAAGCCCATTATCCCTGAATTCTTTCCAGGTCTTTTTTTCAGTCATATCAGCCATCTTTCAACTCCTATTGAGGGACAACCGGCAAAACACCGGATTTCTTTGTCTTGAATTTTGAAACCAGCTTCCAGGCATCATTCCAGCAGGCTTTTTTCATTGCTGCGATTTCTTTTGGTGTGGCTGCTCTGAAAGTGGCTGCCTCGACGTTTTGAGGGGCTGCTGCAAGTATAATCCCTTGATCGGAAACTTTGATATTGAGGGTGGGTAATCCGAAGTACAGAACCAACCGACTTTCAGCCTGCCGGTAGATTTTTGCTTTGCGCAGGTCTGCCGGGTCCGGGGCAGGGTCCGTCTGTTCCAGGGTTGCAACTGCCGCGTCATATTCTGAATCTGTGATCCAGGCGCGCAGTTCGATTTCAGCTTCAAGTTGCCGGTTTTCAAGAAACTTGTCCGACGGCAGCCGGGTGGAAAACTCCAGGTCTTCACGAAGGAAAGTTTTGTCTGTCAGGCTCATTTTGTACCTTTTAGCAGCGGTTGACCGTAGAATAGAGCACCTGGCTCTATTGCTCTCATGGGCGGGGCTTGCTCTTTCTCCTTTGGGGAATCAGGCAAAACCCCGCCCAATACGGTTACCATCGCTGTTTTTTCTTCCATCAGTACTTCCTTAAGTTAGTACTTCCTTACGTCAAAGCTGGGGGGGAGGGGATTGCCGGAATAAGCTTTTGTGTGATCGATAACGATTCGAGAGTCAGAAAAAACAATCATGTAGGAGATTCTTTCAGAGACCACAACTTCGATAAGCTGCCGGGTAATGTTCCTGTCATCTTCGATCATGACAGACTGGCGGATGTATTCAGCAACGGCAAACTTCGGGGAAACAAGAAGTGTTTTCGATGTTCCCACGGAATCGGCGATATATGCGGAGTCAGGAGTGCTAACATCTCCTTTCAACTGTAATTTTGAATAGGGTGTGCCTTGCTGTCTGTCTTTGTATTCAGGCAGCATCATTGTATCGATTGTTTCGGTTTCACCTGCAACCATGGCACTTACCGGGCGACCGAGGCGATTCATACGAATGCTGGGTAAGAGGATATCTTTGAAAGTCAATCCTGCATTGGTATCCTGTACGCCGATTACGACGGCGGGGTCTTCGATCACCGTGTTTTCCTTATCAACTGCCCCGTCACCGTTCATCAGAATGTCGATTATGTATTCTTTCTTATCCCAATTGACGACAGCCGCATACCCCATGAGGTACTCTGAAAGGGTTTTCAAGGTACAATCCGCGATTACTTCGTATGGAATATTTAAGGTTCTACCGAATTTTTTGAAATTCGTGCTTTTGTCCGAAAGGGTAATGGTATCCTCTTCAAACTTACCCCCTTTCGGGACTTCTTTGCCCTTTTTGATGATAGGACGCATATTTGTCAAATCGATGTAGGGTTGTGTGACTCTGCCGGTTTGCGGCCTGGCCGTAAAAGCAATAAGGTTCCGGTATGTCGTGTCAAGTTGAATCGCCTTATGCAATGCTGAGTTGATTGTCTCTTTGATTAACCAATTTCGGACATTTTCGTCCGATATGTTGAACATGGCTTGCAGGGTATCGGCTTCCAGGTCAATCCCATATTCAGAATAATAGTTTTCAACCTGGTATTCTGAGTCATTTGCACAGAACTGCGGGAACTTCCTGGTCAGGTAATCAGCAAAGCAGATTGCAATACCGATTTGACGCAGGGCTTTTAATTCCGGAGCGATAAGCTCTATTCGCATATTTTTTGGGACCATTTTTATACCTCCTTAAAATCTCAATATTTCACCGGTACTGTCTGCTGTACCGTCTTCAAGGGTAATTCCCCTTTCCAATCCCGCTTCGTCGGTGCCCGGGGTGAATTTCACATAGCGTTGATTTCCACCTGTTCCCGGGGTACCCAGTTTAAGCCGGTCACCGGCTGTGACCGTACCTCCAAAAGTGACGATACCGTGTTCATTGTATTTCACACGTACGGCACCGTTCCCGGGAAAGGAATCCGGTTTTGATTCCAGGACACCGATTGAAAAATCACCACTGCCTGCGGCGGCAATTGTTTTTGCAGCGGAGATTTTCACTTCGTTTCCCACCGTGATATCCGCCGCCATGCTGAGATTCACGATAGATGAGTTTTTGTTCAAAATCAAAGTTTCCATGGTTTAATCCTCCTATTTGGATTTTGTCCAGTGCCAGGGTTTAATGGAATTTTCTGTGTTTTGCGGTTCATCACCCGGCAACTCTTCATCCACACTGGATCGGATTTCCGTTACTTTTGCCCCGCAGGCCTGGCAGGTAGGCGGGAACATGGCTGTTTTTTTCGATTCATAGTCCTTTTTCATCTTTACCAGGGCGTCATAATCGGCATTATCCAGGGCGGTTTTGTTCATTTCCGGGAGTACTTTTTGCCCCTCCTGGTCAATTCCGTCTACCAGTTTCATCAGGGTTTCAACATTAGATTTCAATCCGTCGATTACCCCGGTTTTCCATTCCTGGAGGGAGTCTACCTTGCCTTTTAAGGTTGTATTATCCGTTTCCAGTGATTTTACCTTTTCATTCAGGGCATCCAGGGCAGCCTGAATCCCTGCATCTGTCGATAGTGTTGAAATCTCCTTTCCTGACAGTTGAGAAAGGAGCCTTTTTGTTTCTTCATCCATAGCGGTTTTAACCTCCTTATCCTGTTGTTGAACAGGATTTTTTATGTTTTGATTTGTTTGCGTTTCAGAGAGTGCCCGCGCGGTCCGATCGGCACCGAGCCAGACCACGGACACTTCCGGGATTTCGAGTATTTTTGTCACAATCAGCCGTACAAGATGGCCGGAATGGGTTTGACCTAATTTTTGGAAAAACTCTTTGTCACTCATTTTTTCATGTGATTTTTTCCACCTGTACCGCACCGTCACAGAGCAGCATTTGAGATATCCTTCTTGAACCCGTATAGCTGTTTTTTCATCCAGGCGGTTGTCAATCCAGAAATTGGAATTAATCCCGGATGGTTTAGTGGATTCATCAAATTTTGATGAGTGAATCGTGCCTATGTTATAGTCCGTGAGGTAAATGTGGTCTTTGAAAAGGGGTTGTCCTTCAACCAGGGGGGCGGCAGCTTTCAGGACTTCCGCATCAGAAAAATCAATAGGGATAGGGCCATGCCACAATACAGCGGCAGACAACGTCCTATACTCTTTAGCAATAATGTGTTCCGGTACATTTTCCTTTTTTCCGGGTTCTTTTTCCTTTAATGATTCAGCCTGGATGGGTGGAATTTCTTCCAGGTAAGAATCACGAAAAAGAAAGCTGCATTTAGCCTTGTTATCAGTCAAAAATTGAAACTCACCAATTTTGTCATAATTTTTAGTCTTCAAAGTGTCCCTCCACGAAGCATTTGCAGTTCGGGTGATAGGGCGGCAGCCCTTTACCGGCTTTTACAAGTGCTTTGATGTCTTTGGCTTCATCTATACTGACATTTTGCTTTTTGATAATTTCCAGGGCAGCTTCCGGGGTTTCGGCGGATTCAAGAGCCGTGACCTGTTTCATCAGAGCAGATACTTCGATTAATTTTGTATGAAGCGGCTTGCAAATTTTACAATCCGTTTCCAAATAGCCGTTTATTCTCCCTTTTTTGAACCCGGCCTGGTCGAGTTGAATCACGTGTGACCGGTTTTTGATGTTTGCCATCCCGGTATTGACTATTCTTTCAACCTGAAACCGGAAATCCCCTTGTATTGCATCCGCAAAAAGCCTGTTGAATTCTTTTTCAATGGCATCAGTCCATCCGCCATACAGGGCCTCTCCCCGTTCAAGAAAGCCATTGACAAAACCGTCAATTTTGGATCCAAATCCTTTATTGTCAATAAAGCTGCTGAAAAAGAACGTATGCAGGCGGGAATAGAATTTCATCGCGTTTCTATCGCCTTCACCGAAAACGAACTTGACATCCGGCTTTTTTCCCCCAAAGATTGTATCATCCTTTTCAAGCCAGTCTTTTCCTGCTTTAATGGTTATGGCTTCACTTGTTTTCCTTAGCCAGGAATCCGGGTTTTTGATCTTTTTATAATCCGGGTGTTCCCGGATATACTCAATGACTGCTTTTTTCAATACTTCTGAATTTTCGGAAATCTCTTCGATATGTTCCTGGCAGTATCCAGCGGCGTAATCGGTTACGTCCTGGCCTAGTTCGTCGAAATAGGGTAATACTTTCTTAAGGTACTGTTCTATAGATTGATTTAGCTTTTCCCGTACTTTTTCAGCCCGTTCTTTTTCGGTATCTTCTTTCTTGAAACTCTTTATTTCTTCGTGTTCATTCGTTTTTTGGCTGCGGTCGCCGACCGCCTTTGTGGCTAATTCTTTACTCTCTGTGATCTCTGTGTCCTCTGTGGCTTTATAGTTTTGAATCTCGAAAGGGTTTTCAACAGGCATGTATTTTTGTCTATTGGCAATCCAGGAAAACTTTTTTACTTTCAGGCCCGCTTCCGTAATGGATTTATAGAAAAGATCTTCATCATAGAACTCTTTTTCATTGAGAAGGTTTGCGGCCCGTGGTGGGGAAATCACCCCGTTTTTGAGTAAATTCAAAACAGTTCCTGAATGTGTTCTTTCAGCCAGGCGGTCTACGTAGGGTTTGAGTGCTGAATCCTTATTGAAGGAAAGGGAGATACTTTCAATAGGAATATCTGCAAGTAGTAAGTCGAATAAGTAGGTTCTCTCGACCCTTCTTTTAACAATATTCCTGATATTTAGAGCAAAATGTAGAAATATCTTGTATATGACCAGGAGAAAGGTTTCGGTGCGGCTAACATGGTCATTATGCAATCCGGCATCGCTTTTGATTCCGGTGTAAAGATACCGATTGATCATATTGCCGATATCCGCCATTCCCTTCATGTTAGGGTTGATAGGGAAATTTTCAAATTCGATCTCCAAAGGTACGCCCATAAAGCCATGTTTGTATGAATCGGTGCCTAAAATATCAACAAATTCCTGGATATGAGCCTGGTATTTTTGCCGGGATGTATCGGGGTCCTCATCCGCCTCAAATTCTGGGGGGGGTGGAATTTTGGCGATATTCAATCCCAGGAGTCTCATATTTTTCATGATTGAGTCGAGATTGGGAAATACCTTTGATTGAATACCCAGCGGCATTAAGGCACTTAATAGGGCAGAAATCCCATAAGGTGTCTTTTCAGTTTTGAAAAGTGCGTAATAACGGTACGTTTCAAGGTTAAGCTCGACTAATCCCAATTCGTTTGTTTTTTGATGAATAAAAGTAGAAGTCTGCTGATAAGGGACTATTTCTCCGTCTTTTCGTTTGAACCTGATTTGTCTGACAGGAACGGTCACAACACGCTCAACACCGGCAAAGTCAGGTTGAATGACATCTTCAGAGGAGAGGGCACCAAAACAAAATAGCTGCCGGATATACTGATTGATTAAGCCGTCTACCCCGGCAGAATAGGGGTATATGTTAGCGGCCTTTGAACTGATTCGAGCCATTGCATTCATGATTTCGTTATCCGATTTTCCGACGGCTTCAATTTCATGTCCTGAATTTGCGATAGACACCATATCGGAAACGGCTTTCGAGATATCGGGGTGATATATGGAAAGGTAGTCGATGATATGGAGATATTCAACCGGGAAATCCGGCTCTACAACTCCGTAGAAACTATCAATCCCGGAAATCAAATTACTAAGAGTATCTTCAACGCTGGATCGGCCCCCGGAGGGAAGTACTCCCCGGTTGTATTTTAGAGATGATTTTTTCTTCTTTGCGTGTTTTCGCGTGCCTTCGCGGCTAAAAAAATTAGTGAATAGTGACATTTCCTAACCTCCCTGAAACCGGCAGGACGCCGGAGCCGTGTGTCATTTTGTTTTGAATGTGATACCAGGCTTGTAACGCATAGTTCCCGGCCATACCGTAGTGATTATCAACTCTGTGTTTGTACCGGTATACATCTATCCCGGCAGCGTTTTTCACCCGTTCTTTGATTAGTTTTTTATGATGCTTTCTAACTACTACTATGACTTTCCCGGCTGATTTCGGGGGTAATACTGCTATTCCCCCTTTGATGCAATCGCTGTACTCATCCAGTGACTCTGTACGGGGCAGGTTGATTTTAGGTAATTTTTGACCTTTTTTTTCTGTTTCTTTTTCCTGTATTTCTTCTCCTGTGAAATCCACAACAGCAACCCTTTTCTTGAATTTCAGTGCAAACTTTTTTGCTTCGTGGGTATTGGGTTTGTAATCTATGTAACACATACGGACATTGTGTATTTTCATCAGGGGATAGAGTTGGTTGAAATCGTCAAGCTCTTCAAACCAGTGATAGAGGAGACGGTATCCCTGGGGGTGGGCGATGGCAACGTGTAATTTTTCCCCCTGGTCAACCCCCATGACGGAGCGGCCGGCAAAGGCGGGGCGGAGCGGGTGGACTCCGGCCATTTCGTTGAATATTTTATCTGTGAGGGGCTGGTCGTCCCCTGCATAAGCCAGGCCGATCAATGACCGCCAGAAATACTTCAACAAATCCAGGTTATTGGCATTGACTATTGCTTTGTATAACTTTTCTGCAACGCTGCCAAAATGGGCTATTTTGCGGGTCCAATAGGCTTGCGAAATATGATAACTCCTGATGTCTCTACCTGGGTATTTTGCCACCCATTCTGCATTTGCCGGGTCAAGGGGTTTCCCGCATTTTTCGCAGGCGAAATAATACAAATCTCCGCTTTTTCGGCCCTTGAATTGAAGCACTGCCAGAGGCTCTTGATAGATGTTTTCAATGATATTGTTAGCTTTCCCACAATGTGGACAGAAGAAAAATCGATAGTGTTGATCCCCTTCCTCGAAGGCTTCGTCTATCCCGAACCCGGGAACCGAGGGTTTTGACAATTGCATATACCAGGCCAGGTTTGAGTGTTCAAGCCGGTCCTTTGCTACAAATTTGTTTTCTTGATCGACTATGTCGGTTTCATCCACGATCAAAAGGTCGATATCAGCACTGGTTACTTTTGATTCGCTTTTCAGGCCGTGTAAGTACAGGGTTGAGAATCCGATATCCTTTTGAAAGGGAGTATTTGTTAGACCGAGTCTGCTTTTGATTTCCGGGGATGTTGCAATGATCTTATTTACCCGGTCCTTTGAAAACTCCCGTATCCAGTCATCCGTGGGCCCACAATACATTGATTTCGACCCCTCAGAGCATGCAAGCCAAAGCATGAGACAGATCGCATAAGTAGATATCCCCACCTGGACAGACTTCCGGAACACTTTCAGGGGGTGCATATCCCGGTAAATCTGTTCAAGTTCCGGGTGCTCATCAAACGTGAAAGGAAAGGAACGGAGATATATATTTTCCAGGACCCAGTCAACAAGGGGTTGAGTCTGTCCGATTTCTTCTAATCGTTGTTTGAAGTCTTTGAGAACGTTGTAATCAGACATTTCTCAACTCCTTTTTGACATCGGCCAGTATTTCGTCAATAAACCTTCTTAAGAGCGGCCCGATAACCCTATGTCTCAAAAGTACTTCAATCAGTTTTTTCGCGTATTTCTCCGCTTTCTGGCTGTCTTTTTGACGTTCTTTCAATTGTTCTGAGACTTGTTCAATCTGCCGTTGTAAACAGATCACAGCCTGGGTATTGATTTTATTTTCTTCACCCCCCAGGCCATCTTTTACTTTTTGGAGAAGCAATTTTTTAATGTCTACGATATCCTGGAATAATTCATCTCCGAGGCTGTCAACAAAAATTTCTTTCTTTTTGCCATGAAACTTTGCCCTTAAATTTTCCCATTCGTCCCTATTGTCTTGACGCCATTTTACCAGGGTATTGTAATTTTTTTTGATGCCTTTTTTCTGTAATTCTCTCCAAACCTCAGAGAGGTTCCCTAATTTGGCATACAGCTCCATTGCCAGCTCGTAGGTTTGGAAGTCCATGCTCATCAGGAACCCTAAATCAAAGACAAAAGCTTCAATACACCTGCTTCCTTAAGCAGCACTATTCCTACCAGGATAAGCAATGCAATTAGCATTTTCTCCATTCGCCTTGACCGCTTTTCCAGGCCATCTACACCGTTCCCAAACAAAACAAGGCTTACTTTCTCTATTTCTGCACATAGGCTTTTGCATTCTTTAGTCATCATTCTAACTCCAGGTACTCCGGGTCCGTGTATTTGCACGGGATAATCGCATGAAAAAAGCGGAAAACCGCAGTCCTCACGTGTTGATGGAACATATACCATTGAATTCCCTCGACTATCCTCTTTAATACCCTCATTTTTCACCTCCTAAAATGCAAAAGCCCCCGGCTCTAGAACCGGGGGCTTTCTAAAATTTAGTGCCATTTAAAAGTGTCTCAATTTAATTATAATCGCCTTATACAATCAATTTGCACCTCCAAAACTTATTATACATACTTTTGAGAAAAAAGCTCAAAAAACCGTTAAGATCGACAATTCCGATAATTCCGATAAGATCGATACATCCGACAATTTTGTTCACCTAAAAAACGGCGTTTGGCAAAGAATTTGCTAAGGGAAGCCCACGAATTACACGAATTACACGAATGAATAAAAAGTGATCCCAAAAGAAGCCGGGCTGTAACCACCAATAACCTTTATTTGCCAGGATTCACAAGACACAGAAAAGCCACTGAAAAGCCACTGACAGGCCACAGAAAAGCCAACCGCGAAGGTAAGAGCAGGGGGCAGTGGGCAGGGAGCAGGGGGGTTGCGATTTTTACATTTTACACCGGGTGGCGCCATGCACCGGCGATGCAGTTTATAAATTTTCTAAGAGGTGGGCATTTCTATTTCCCATTTAATGCCCTTTTCTTTGAGATACCTTTCTATCCTTTCCTTTTGTTCCCACTTAAATATTGAAAAGTACTTCAAGACTTCATACCTGACAAAAGGGACATTTTCCATATAGAACTTAAACTCTCTGAAATCGTCCAGGGTTTCCCCGGTTTCTACAGGCATCACATTCTCAACAAACATACTTCCATTGCCGGTTAGAAGCCAATTTATATTTAAGTTATACTCTCTGTAAAGTACAATAAGAAGTTTTGAAGATGGCGCACTAATGCCGTTTTCAATACTTTTCACTACGTTGTAAGTTTGAGATGTCAAAGCCACGATATCTTTTCTTTTTTTCTTTATTCTCTTCCTAAACGTCTTAAACCTTATTCCTATTTGATCTTTCTTTAATTCCATACTAATCACCTCGTTTAATTATACACCAGGATAAAACCAAAATGCAAATTTTGGCTCAAATTGGTCAAAAGTTGACCAATTTTAAAATGGCTATTTTCCCAAAAAGCTTTTATAATGCATATTTCTATTTTTATTTTTTGGTCAAATTCTTTTTTTCATAGCTAGTTTGGTTTTTTTTCGTGTAATTTGTGTAATTCGTGGGCTTTCCCCAAAAACGGCTTTTTTTAGACCGTTTTTAAAATCGGTCATTTTTTTAAAAACCCTTTATCTTTGCGTTTCTTCGCGTTCCTTCGCGGCAAAAAAAACAGTTAACAATAGCTTTTTTGCTTTTTTCTGTGTCCTCTGTGTCCTCTGTGGCTAAATTAAAAAATAGGTATTTCTACCTATTGAAATTTCTATCTTAACAATTTATAATTCATATAAGGAGGAAAAATGCGCAAAACCATAGCGATTTTAATGATTGTTTGTTTGTTTCTTGTATTGAGTGGATGTGCCGCAGTCTTCACAGGCGGTAGAGGAAAAATCAAAACCACATCTGATCCAGAAGGGGCAGAAGTGTGGGTAAACGGTGAAAAGATGGGACAAACTCCAATTACGCTTCGTTTGAAAACAAAGGGTGAATATACCATTGAAGTCCGAAAAGATGGATTTAAACCCCAAATATTCAAAGTTACAAACAAAGTTGGAGCGGGATGGATTGTCCTTGATGTTTTATGCGGATTACTTCCTGTAATTGTTGATGCGGCTACAGGAAGTTGGTACGTATTTAATGAAAAGAATTTCAATGCTGTTTTAGAAAAACAGCAACCAAAACCATTAATGGTTCCAATTCCATAATTTTATAAGTGGGTGGTTCTCCCAAAGAGAAGAGCCACCCACTTACCGCTTTCCCCCATTGACAAAAATACATCGAATTTTGTCATTGAAAAAGGCTTGACAAAACCCGTCAAATATGTATAATCTAACTTTAAGGCGATGTAAGATTAATAGTAACTTCCAGAGGAAACAGAAATGAGTGATAGCTCACTTTTTACCCAGGCCGCCCGGCAAATAAAAAAAATTAAAAGAATTATCGGAGGATAAAATGAAAAGAATAATTTTGTTTTTAATATTATCGATTCTATTTGTAATACACCTTTTTCCTTTAATGGTACATAACGAAACGGATTGCGCATTTGAGGGACAATGTAGCAAAGATGGTGAATTTGCAAGTATTATAGTTCATCCACTTCGATATTTTATCATTGAAGGTGCCAGTTATTTTCTTGAATCAAAGGCAGCGATAAATCATTTTTTAAAGGAGATAGAAATTGCGGAGCTGTATGGACTTGATTTCTATATTTTGGAAAAACATCTAAACTGTGCTATCTATAATCTTGAGCATGCAAGTAGGATATATGAAAATTTAATTAATACCGCAAAAACCATTCCTTATGATTTAGGAATAATTGACAAGCTGAAAAACTTCAATTATACAGAATTTCAAAATAATTTCAATCTTAATCCATCCATTTTTATAGATGTTGAAAATCTTCTTAAAGATGGGAATGTAATAGGAGTATACGAAAAAACGGACATAGACATCAAAGATATTTTAGATAAGTTATATTATGTAAAATCAACGCTGATGGGAAAAAAATCACCTGATATATCTACACTCTGGAAGATTAACCAATCATATAATTACATTAATCTTTTTGGGCAATATGTATCGCAAATATTTCTGAACCTATAGTATATAGTTAGGGAGGGCTAATGAAAACTTTTTCTTCAATTTTCAAATTTGAAGCGAAAAGGTTAATTTTAAAGCGAAATTTTATAATATTGCTTCTTATATGGATAATTCTTTTTGCATTCATACTTGATGGATATATGGCATACAGGGATTCGCAAAAGAACAAAAAAGAATATCAAAATTTCGAAGATGAAAAGGTTAAAAATTATGTCACTATTACACAGTATGGCGGTTATGGTATTGGATTATCAGTAATTCCTAATATAACAGTTATACTCTTTTCAAATTCAGGAAAATTTGTTGACATGAATTCAAATATTAACTCAGGCGAAACGTTAGATATATATATGCCTTTCAAGGATAGTATTATTTTCAAAAGTAGATCAAAAAACTATTTGGAATTTGCAGGCATATTATTTCTTTTAAGTTCTTTTTTAAGTATTATCTACGGCTTCGATATAACCAAAAGAAAAGAATATTTGAAATGCCTTTCCAGTTTATTAGGTCTTAGACGTACGTTATGTTTTACCATTGCTTCACGTATTCTTATTTCTATCATAATATCTGGCTGTCTTTTATTTTCTATACCGATAGTTTTATTGGCATTTGGATTAAATCTTTATAATTGGGTTTTATATATTCTCTTTTTTTTAATTAGTTTGAATATTATTTTTTTCTTTTTGTTAGGAGCTTATATTGGTTCAAAAAAGAAAAATAAAGTTGCTTTGCTAGGTATTATCTATTTCCTTGCTGTTTTTATACTTCCCTGGGGATTGAATAAATTATCTCAAATAAACGCTGATGTAATGAAGTCGAATAATAGTATAAGACTTGAAAATTTAAAAATAATGATGGAATGGGAAAGGAATGCAAGGGATCAGGTAGGAACATTTAAAAGTGGAAATAGAGTACCAAAAGAGATTAGAGAGCTTATTGCAAATGTCCTAAAAAAAGAATACAGAAAGTTTAATAATCTCGAAAACAGAAGGAAATATGAAATAACGACAAAGATAAGATTTAATCACCTCTTATTATCTCTATTCCCACCTTCATTCTTTTTATCATCATTTGATGAATTATCGAGTAGAGGTTTAATGAGCTACATTGATTTTTATTCCTTTAATCAGAAAACAAAATATGAGTTTATTGCTTTTTATGTTAATGAGAAATTTGTTAAAGAGACAAAACCGGGGGAAATTAAGCCTTTTAAAACTGGAGATAAATACATTCTTAACTTAAAAAGCAATATCCCATTTCACTTTATATTAGGAATAATCCTAACGGTTTTCTATGCAACTGTTGTTACATATAGAACATATATCAATATTAATGCATCTATTTTCCCAAAAGTAGATAAGAAAGATTTTAATAATTTAAAGAAAAATTTTCTTATTGGGGAACATAACCACATAACATACTATAACAAGATTGTGTTGGATTTCTTTTTAAATATCTTCTTCGGTAAATTGGAAAATAGATTGATCACTATTGATGGTAAGATTATTAGAAATAGAAAACCATTCTTATATATTCCGGAATATACTTTTTTCCCCAAAGACATAAGGTTATTCGATCTTATTACTTTTTTTCAAAAGATTATTGGTTCAAGCCAAAATATCGATTCCAATATGATAGAAAAGCTTAAAAATGCCTATATTAGTGACAAGACAAATTTGGCTTTTATATTAATCCTAATCGAAATAGCAAGAGAAAAGATTGATCTTATTATAACCAACAATATTACATCACCAAATGATCTTAAAAATAATGATGAATTGATTAAATTAGGAAACTTAATCAACACTGTCAAGAATGATAAAGTCTTTATAAATTTCACCTCAACGGATTTTGTTTTCCCTCCGCCAGATTTTCAAGCTATAATATTAAATGAATCCGGAACTTATAAGATTATTACGACTCCACCTATCAACTAACTAATACCAGCACCTGTATTTTGGAGATAATAAATATACCGTGAAAATGTCTGCAAAAATGTGGCTCTCAATACAGGGTTATACTTTACTAATCCAAATAATTTGTCAACTTCGTCTTCCGTTTGATTCTGCTCTAATTGAGATAATTCAGCGCTAAAATACTTTTTGACAGAATCAATCTCATTTTCAAATATATGCTTTACCTCTGGTATTTGAATAACAAAAGCAATTTCATTTATCAAATCACTACTTTGATTAAAATATTTTGGCATATAAATAATGTCGCCCATAATTATCACCCTCCTGTCAATAATTTGGTATATTGTTCTTCTTTAAAATATTCAGGAAATTTCTTTGTCGCATATATAACAGCATTTGCCATTTCATTGCGCATTATTGGATCGTTTACAGCCTCTAAAATTAAAAGCAAATTCTTGTCTATATTCTCAAATAACAGATTTATCAATTCTTTTTTCGTTTGGGTTGTTGTTTCTTTGTCATCTTTGTTATTAAACATATTCCCAACACCATCAATTAGCCAGTTTAGGTTTATTGCATATGCATTACGCAAATATGCCAAAAATTCAAGATTTGGGAATAACTCTCCCCTTTCTATTCTTGCTATAGTTGAGTGTGATATATTTGTCTCATTAGCAAGCTCTTGAAGGGTTTTTTTGCCTTGTTTTCTAAACTCCCTCAGTCTATTTCCAATGATTTTCTTTTGAGAGTTCATTTCGCGGCCTCAAAAAAAAGAGCAGAATCGCCAAAAAAGTTAAAATTGTTGTTGAAAGTAAAGCAAATATGCGTTATAATATTGGCATGAAAGTACAAAACCTTGACAGAACGACAGAAAAAAAAGGCAAGGCCAGGAAGGTAAAGCGCGATCGGGCCTTGCAAAAGCGTATCAACATCAGAAATGCCCGGCTCAAGGCAAACGGTTTGAGCCAAACATTCATAATGAATAAATTCCACTGCTCTCTTTCTCTTGTCTGCAAGAGCATAGCGGAAGAAAGGAACAGCAAAAAGGCCGCCAATATCCGGGAGTTCATCGACGGACTCAGACTCCCGGACGATTTCTACATCAGTTGCATCAAGTGAGGTGACAGGATGAGAGATTTTGTCTATCAAAGCAGAATCGATTATCAAGGCTGTTTTATTCACATCTTTAAAGATCATAGTGGTAAAATTTGGCTTGATACCGGTGATTTGGCAGCTCCGGCTGGTTTCTTCCAGGAAAGTTTTTTGCTGGATTCCTTTAAAAACCACGAGATTGAAACTATAACCGTCACATTCCCGAGTGGGCAAACTCCATTCTATTTGATATCTTTTCAAGAATTCAAAACTTTTTGCTGTGTTGTAGGCAGCAGCGAAACCCTGCAATTTTCCCGCTGGCTTGATGCCAATATCAAAGGATACCCTAATGCTGCTTGATCGCAAAGCCAACAAAGAATCGTTGTATGGATTAGCCATTTTCCTATCCTTCAATATTATAACGCATTTCGCACTACTTTTCAATGACAAAAATACGCCTATTTTTGTCAGTCCAAAAACAAAGGAGTAAATCATGGATATAAATAAGGTTTTCAGCGAAACACATCAAACAACTGCGGTTGATTTCAATGTCAATAAGGATTTCTTCATGTATTTCCGCCTCGACCAGATCGCCGCCGCAACCGGCATCGCCCTGGCAGACCTTTATTCCCTTATCGATACCCACAAAATCGACACAGACCTTGACCAGGAAGATAGAATGATCATTCATGAGCGGGAATACAACCGCCTGGTTGGCCTGGTTGACGATGACAGATTGAAAGCATTCAACCGGTTCATCCGGGATGTCGATCAAAAATGCACTTCAACACACCTTACCGCTATTCAACAGTATTTCCAGACGTTAGAGAGTTCAAAATGAGCAGCATCACAACAGACCTAAAGCTATCGTTTGCTGAAGCGGTGAAAAATTCCCCGTTAAGTGTAGCGCAAATATGCGCGAAAATATATGATATGACCGGGGTAGTAATCAGCCCAAATATGATATACAACTATAACTCAACAGAACATCCACACCTCCCCCGGATAGACATTCTACCGGCAGTCTGCATAATTACTGACAACTATGAGCCTCTAAGGATTGTCCTAAAGGATATCGATATCTCTAAATTGATCGATATTCAAAACGAAGCATTGGTGGAAAAACTTCTCACCGCAATCAAAATTACATTGGCAGACTTCAAAGAAAACGGCCATAACGGCCATAACGGAAAAGAGGTGATCCAATGAAAATAATAATTAAATGCCGATCGGCAGAAATTGACCCATATTTTGGAGAACCGGACGAATCCCGACAAATGAAAATCACTCTCCACGATGTATACACTAGCGAAATCGTTAAGGCTGTTGAGGATTATTTTGATATCCTTAGATGGATTCCTGATGATGTAATCAGGGATTATATAGGAAAAAAGGTGATCCCCTCCGTGACCTCTGTGTCCTCTGTGGCAAAAAACCAGGAGAATACCCCATGAAAAACAAAAAGAAACCCCATACTCAAAGAATAATAAGCCCAAAACCATATACAATTTATCCGCAGGACTATTACCGGTTCTTCCACCCGGATACAATCACAAAAATTTGGATTCAAACCGGCAGGCCCAAAAGGTCATACCTGCCAATCAGACTGTATATAGACACGAAAATCCGGGAACAAAAAGGGATAGATAGATGAGCCCACGAATTACACGAATTAACACAAATTTAAATCCATGCCCTTCTGATATCAATTTGATATCGCAAGCCTTTTTAAGGTGTGGTCAATTTGACGACACCTTAAGATATCCTTCCGTAATCATTTTGATGACAGTTCAATTTTCAGGGTGGAATCAATTTGATATCACCTTAAATTATACATCCGTCGTCAATTTGACGACGGTTCAATTTTCAGGGTGTTATCAATTTGATAACACCTTAATATATCCATCCGTAATCAAATTGATTACGGTTCACATTCCATCCGTAACCAATCTGGTTACGACCAAATATCACGAAATCCAAAAATCAGGAGTATCAATATGAATCAATCAAAAACCAAAAAACTTGTCAAGTACTTCGGGAAAAAAGAGGTCACCATTATCGAAAAAGATAATCAATTGTGGATGACCGCCGAAGAAATCGGTAAAGCACTGGGTTATTCGGAACCCAGGATCGCGGTTCTAAAAATTTTCAAACGGCACAGAGATATTTTAGAAAGTTTTTCAGGGGTAACCAATTTGGTTACACCCGGTGGAAAGCAAGATGTAACCATATTTAATGAGTCTGGCTGCTACATAATTGCGATGAAATCTAATACCAGACTTGCAAAGGATTTTGTTGTATGGGCTGCAAAAATCATCAGTGCCTACCGTCAAGGGTTACTGGTTAAAAAAGAGACAAAACCTAAACTTCCCTCTGCAACTTTCTTGCGTGAGATTCGCGAATCTACCGGCGAAACATTCGCCGGGATATATCTCCGTGATACGATCGGTATCCCTTTACCCCCTAATGTGATTGTTCAGAATTGCATTAGAACTATCGGCCTGGCCGATGGGTATGTGGCAAAAATGTTTGAGTATGATTCCGCCGCCCGCATGTACCTTGAAATAAATACCGGCAAGTTTGCCAAAAAAGACGCCCTGGCTGCCATGTTAGGCTTGACAGTCAATCAAATATGGGGGGAAAGATGAAACCATTTAAAGCTGACTTTTTCAATGACTTTGATATTCATTTCTATTTAGCGGACGGAAATATCTTCTTTCCTACCTTCCAACTCACAAAACCGTTGGGCTTTCTTACAGAAGGTCAACTGGGGCTTTCTATTTCAAAAAACAAAATTATTACTGTTGATGCTCATATAGGCCAACCCACCTATATATCAAAAACCATGTGTCAGATGATTTCCTTATACCAGGTAGAACGCTTTGCCAACATTATAAAAGAATTCCCCATAGCAAAAGAATTCGTCTCCTGGGCCAAACAACGCGCACCGATAACCCCCGATACTCAAACCAAAAAAGTAAAAGTATGGGAAAAGCTTTGCCTTAAACCCGCTTTTTGCCGGATGTACAAAAATATCCCCGTTGCCTTTTTCCGTGATGAAAATACCGGGGTGTTGTATATCACCGACTATAATTTCGCTCTTATAATTAAGCAGTTTGAACTTGCACTCCATTTTAAAAATAGCGTATTACCAGAGAATTTTGACCGTAAAGAAGGTAAAACACCCCTTGCCGATTTCGTCGATGACACCCTGTTTTTTTCAGAATATTACGTCTTTATACTGCTTGATTACATCAGCCACATCAAGGTCGCATCTGAATTCACAGAATGGCTATTCCACGAACTGGAATACTACCGGAAACTGTACACCTCTCTTGTCGATTTCCCACCAGTAAATGAACACCTTTGCGAATACTTTGAAAAAGGCTCCGGTATAGACAAAGACAAAATCTACCATATGAGCAAAAAAAAGGAGGTCTCATGATGCAAAAAATCCAGGTGCTTTTTGCAGGTTTCGAGATTGTTTATATGATAGACTTAACAAAAATTTATGATCTTATTGAGATGTCTGCGGAACACTTTGACCAGGATGCCTGGGATAAAGCCTTTGATGAGACGGACAATTGGCTTAATACATTTCTTATATTGATGACAAAGTCTCTCATATTTAATGCTATTGAAATGGAGTATTCCGATTTTAGAATAATCACAACTCTTGAACAGGGGAACTACTTCCCCTGGTATCCTGTCCACCAGGATGTATTCAAAGTCCATTCCTTTGAATACAAAGGCATAAACGGACAGGATTTCAATATTAAGGAGGTCTAATATGTCCAGTAAAGGCTTATCAGACCAAACCATGACAATTAATCCTACAGACACCGTCTACCTGGACATTGTCAAAAACCTGGGAACCTTTGTCCTGGCAGCGTACTTTCAAGGCACACAGCAAGTTACAATCGTTTCAAGTCATGAGATCAACGAAACTATCATACTGAATTTTCTTCAAATGATTTCCGGCTGGTATGGGATACCGAAGGAAGTAGTCACAGACTTTTCACCTGAGTACGAATCCGATAGCATCAAAAACTACCGGGACAGATACCATATAAGACATTATCAAACCACAAATTTCAAACCTGGAATAGGAAATGTCGAACGCGCCCTGCGCGGTGTGCTTCCCGGGAAAGCCAAAAAACGAACCCAAAAAGAAATCTTTACTCCATACAAAATGCTATTAAAAAGAATGCAGCGAATATTCGCTGCCGATTCAATTGACCTCTTGGAACCCATTTCCGGCATTGCCCATTCGCTTAAACATCGTATCCTTTTAGCACTCGAAAACATCAAAATAAGGAGTTTGAGAGCAAAGCAATATTTCAAAGAAAGTCAGGGACTCCTTATTCAACTAAAGCAAATGAGGGGACTTGACAATCCCACCGAAATTGAAGAATACCTGGATATAAAGATAACCCTTATCACAGAAATACTTTCACTTCTCAGCAATATCAACCTGGCCCGGAAAGATGACCTCATTCTTTTTGTTGACTCAGATAAGGATGGATGGGGACTCAGGGAAGGGAGATTCAATACTTATGCAGAGAGTACAGATAATGTGCTTCTTAATTGCTCTACTAAAACGAAAAATGAATTAAAACAAGTGCCGGTCTGTAAGACCTGCCTTATGGTGTGATATGACAAATAAAGAAAAGGAAATTGAAGAGCTTAAAAAGCAAATTAACCCGGAAATCTACCGGGTATATTCGGCACAGTTCGGCCCGGACCCCAGGTCCTGGCCGTGGTATGAACATTTTATAAAAAAGGAGGTAAAATAAAATGGCTGATAAAG